TTTGCAAATTGAACGTAGCCCGGGCGAACCCGGGCAACATCCCTATTAAAAATTGTGACTCTAGGAAAAATTCCACTCTGAATTTTCCTCACCCTATTAGAGGTGAGTAAAATCCAGGGCTTGAAACCCAGAGACAAATCTCTAATAGGGGGTGATAACCTTCTAAACAAGGCTGTGTCGCTCACCACACATTTAATATCGCATAGTCGAAGAACCTCCAACATGAGGCTGCACTGTGTGCTATTTAATCTAGGTAGAATTCATGAAATTCCTACATAACGTGGAGGAACTCCATTAAATCCAAAGTACTGAAAGTCTTCTCCGGCTGCTACATGCATTTCCATGCATTTGTTTGTGCCGGTATTACCAACAGATGAGACAATTCCAACTCTGAACTTGGAACCCATCTCACCCTCCAAAGAAATATTCTGGGAAGGGACTTGGGAAAACCGCATATTTTCCATATACGGAATGGTGAATTCTAATTGTTTGGCTTGCTTTACGGATCTAGCATAACCAGATCCGCTAGCAGTAAGTAGCACGTTTAGTGCTGTAGTCGCTGAAAGCGAGGAACCCAAAGTTGCTGCAACGCCAGTAGCAGCGGTCCAAGGGGTCGATCTAGAGGCATTTGCTCGTGTAACATAGATGCTATTGGTAGTATCATCCATTGAATCGAGCTTCCACTTGATTGATCCTCGCCATCCGGCAAACATAACAGCGCACATGTGCAAGGGTGTAGTATTACAATAATACTGGCCTCCAGAATCGGGACCTCCTCCAAGTGAAGAAGGAGATCGCCACCACGGGAATGCTGTAAAATCCATATACATCATAGGATCTGTAGATCCATAACCTGCCGCACGCCAAAAATAGTATCGTTTCAATAGTGATCTGAACGATCTAATACTCTCTCCGAAGAAAACCAAAGGTTTATAGAGTACAAGACGTGAATCAGTATCAGCATGACTTGCTGTTAAAATTCCTCGCGCTTCAACGGTAGGGTCCTCAGTATCTGTAACAGAAACTGGATCCTCTGCCTGAGTTTCGCCAGGAACCAACTCAGAAGATGGGATAAAACCAATAGCAGCGCTATTGAAAGCATAGTAGGGAGTCAAAGCTCCTACTTCAAAATCATCTCCACCTCTGGCAGATACCCAAATATCAACTGGGGACACACTGCCATTGGGTTGACGCAAATCATTAATCACATAAACCAAGATTGAGCCATTGCACAAATTGGTAGGATATCCATTGTAGGGAAAGCCCTCACCGGATGCCCTGCCTTTGTAAGGTACTTCCTGCATCCAAGGAATTCGAATTTGAATTGATCGAGATACAGAAATATCTAAAGTTGCAATGTAATTGGTGTTAAATGGTTCTAAAGCTTCCGGTTCCGCGACAAAATTGTCATTCTTTGGTTCATAAACAAAAGCCAAGATTCCTCTTGTCATCTGAGAAGCGATAACATGAAAATCATATATCATGGTACCACTCCAGTACTCAAAGTTCTGCATAATGTATCCAGCCGGTGTTGAAATCCGTTCGTTTCCAAAACCCCTGTTATAAGGAGCAATGGAAATGGTGGTTAAGGGTGTAGAAGGAGTATCTGTAATATTCCATTCAAACTGTCCCACATAGGAAGGATGTTGTGCAAGAACCGAAAAATCGAGAAAATCTCTAGAATCCGCTGCGCCTACTGTAGACGGATCTATCGATAACTCTGTTTTCATAGTCAAAGCCAATTGCTCGGCATTATCGTCCGCATCAGAATTGCCAAGTGAAAACATGGCACCATTCCTAATCCAATTTCTTGGCATAAGGTTAATGGGGCGAGAATAACCGAGGAGGGCTGCGAGTTCAGCAACACTAGTGGCCGCCATTTCTGTGGCTTTAGCATACTTGCCTATTCCAGGAACTTCCTTGAATAGTCCAGCAGCAGCTGCCACAGCTGTAGCTTTGGTTGAAAGCGCACCAGGTTCTGAGAACTCGTCTTTGATGGAGGAAATGGGCATAGATGATGGAAGAAAAGTGGTTGGAGCAACCAACTCAACTTCAGTCATGTGTGCAAATATAGTAACTTCCATGGATGTTGTAGAGCCATCGACAGTACTGTACGTTCCAATATTCTCCATTGTAATTGTACCTGGAGTGTACAACGTATCAGTGACAGGGAGATAATTAAGAGGATACAAAAATGGTAAAACCATGCATCCTCCTCTAGAAGTACAAGCTTCCAGAATTAAATTATGTCGCTGACTGCGCGTAACTTTTCCAGCTTCAGGATCAAGAGAGGACCTATCGTTACCCATATAACAGTAAGAAACCAAAACTTGATTCTGGATGAAAGGAGTTCCACTAACGCGGAATTCCAGATGAAGATTTCCCCTAAACCAAAGGTAGTTGGCTAACTTCCTTTTCACAGCCAAATTATCACGAAATAATGTCCAAGGATCAAAAAGTGTAGAAGTATTAACAGAATTAAAGTCATACTCCAAAATCTTGACTTTCCGAGACAAAAAGTGTTCAATATTGGCATGTTCATCAACTGACTGCTTAAAAGTAGCATCAAAAGAAGAAGTTGAACCAACCATAGCACCCATCGATCCAGAGACATCTAAATTAGTCTGTGTAACCGTAGGGTCGGAGGAGGGGAGAAAAACGAGCTTTGATATCACAGTTTCGTACTCTGTGGGGAAATTATATGGCGTTTCCCAATGCTCTAAGTAGTTGTTAGATTGAACTGATGTTATACTCCCACAAGGCTAGTTAAACCAAAGCGGGTCGCTCTTTTAGGTACTGAAAAGAGATACAGCGATCCAAATTAAAATACGTGTTGGTGGATCAAAGCAACACGCGTCTAGCAGTGGTATGCATGCGCACGATAGAAGAGTCTGGAAAAACTCATCTGTTTACAAGCACCCCACTGTAATTTGACTGATCGCAAGATCAAAAAAGTTGTCATTCGCAACATGAAAAATTCAGCTGCTATTTGACTACGATCCTCAAGCGATCGCCACATATCACGAAAACTTTCAACAATGTACCATTCAAAGCCTTCTGGAAATTCATCCAGAAAATTGCCTACATCAATGAGCGTTTGCTGTTCAATCCACTGAAGTGGATGATGCAAACTAGCAAAGTATGCTACATCTTGCATAAAATCAGGAAATTCTGAGTCATAAAAGTTTTCAGAGTGATACACGGCCCAATCAAGGGTTGAGTGGATAGTCAATCCCCGTTCTTCTAAACGAGGAAATCTAAGTCCGAAGGGAAAATTGGCAAAAGTCTCAGCCACGATCATATCATCAACAATGACCTCGGCAAAAAGCTGAGCTGGGGAAGCGAGGGGAATAATAGATTCTCCATCGTTAATGATTTCACCTTCGGGAAGATAGGGAGCAGAGTATTCTGTCACATAAACCCCTGAACCATTATCTGATTCATGAATAGTGTGAAAGGCAACCGACCACTCCTCTGGTTCTTCATATCTATCAAAAGATGTAAAGTCAATTGTTTCTGACGATGGTTGAAACGTCTCACTTTCCTCCGGTTCCATATACTCCTGTGCGTTACTAATATGCATTAGACGCAATTCAGACGGAGTGTATTGAGCATCTCTGTCCATATAATAAACCGTTGACAAAACGCCAAACCAAAAATCCGAATTCTCAAAATCCGGATTATCAACCGATTCTAAATAGACAGCCCGAAGACCTGGAGAAAAGTTACTCACAACGGATCTCAACTCACGTTGGATACTCAGTACCGTACGTATCTCATCGTCAAAAATCTGATGAGCACGTTGGAAACAGAGATCCCATTCTCTCTCACAAGAAGGGGCAATTGAGTTCTGATATTGACAATAATCCCGATCATTGTTCGCAGATAAAACCATACGGATTTTTCCCACTTCAGAAATATAGTGGAAAGTAGAGAAGAACGGTCCATTAACCACAAACTCCTCTGTCTGGATAGTTTTAGCTGCATGAATAGCAGACCATAAATCAAATGACCACAGTTTGCTACACATGTCAAACCAAGGCTGCCAAGAATGCAGTCCACACGATAAAGAAACAACAATGACTGAGAAGTAGTAAGGGTAATAGTTTCCAGACAGAGAGTACATCGCTGTAACAACGTATAAGACAAAAACATTCCAAGCTAAATGCATCCATGTTCCATTCAACAGAGAGAGTTTCGACCACCAAACATGTGCTGCAGCCCTAAAAAAGGCATGCAACGGAGTGTCGAAGTGAACAAAAACACTCTCATACAAAGGAAGAACAATTGGTGCCCACCAAAAACGTCTTTTAAAGAGCTCCTCATTAAGAGGAGAAATCAAGACAGCTAAAGTAAAAACAAAGTAGGGAAAAGGTGGGAGAGAGGAAGGGGCTTCATACCATTGACAAAGCTCAGAGCTAGGAAGAAATTCTTCTGGCTCAAAGATATCGTCATCAAAACAATTGCCAGAAACAACTGAATCAAATGTCTCCTGCCATCCAAACCAAAAGCGAGGAGGGATATAAACCCGTAATTCAGGTGTTCGATCAATAATGTCAACAAAGATATCATGCATTTTATCATAAGTCTCCTTACCGTGAAGAGAATATTCACGATTAGCAACTTCAATAATCTGAGCCATTTGCTCTTCTTCACAGAGGACTTTCGACTTCGTGACAGTTGAAAGACTCTTGATAAGTGAATCCTTAGAAAGAGGAGCAACGACCTTATCCTGAATGACAGAAAATGTACGCTTCAAATACTCAACAGAATCTCCTCGAACGTAAGGAACACTATCCGATGTCTTATCAGCCATCGTATAAGTGATCCCCACATCACCGAGAATCTTCTGAATGAGTGTATGATCAAAGCGAATTGGATATCGAACTGCCATAATATTGTCATCACCAGTGAAATTAGCAGCAACAAATTTGTTAAAAGAACTAGCCGGAAGGCCAGTTCCAATTACAAATGCATAACGCATATCAATCATATTGACAACACAATTCAGAATAAGTGTGAGAAAATGCCCTGAACAGTTGGAACCATAAATTTGTGCAATATCTCCGTTGAAGTTTACAAAAGGATGAATTAAATCATTATTCAAACCTGCCGCTATTTGCAACCACTCCTGAGAAAAATTTCCCGAGCGGATAAGCAAGTTACGACAGACTGACAATCCCAGAAACATACGAATAGCACACATTTCACAGTCAAAGCCAGAGAAATCTCCAGCAATACACCGATCAATGAAAGTTCCAAATTTATTCAGAAAAACATACAAAGCTTCCCAATCAGAGTAACAGTTCAAACCTGCTCCAATTCCAGTTCCAATGTTATTTTCCATCAAAGCTGCACATAGATGTCCATAGACCATCTTTTGCAAAATGATGAAATACATCGAAACGGAAGTAAAGAAACGGGTCTTAAAACTCTCAATCTTAGATATCGGTAGCGCCTCATCTTTCAAACATCCATCAAAGACAACACCACCCCGTTCAAACCTCATGTACCGAGCCTTTAAGTCATCCATAGCTTCAACAATTTGTGGAAGCAAAGAAACTCGTTGATCTTCGTCAGGTTCGGTCATATGAGCCGACTTCTTCCCAACTAAATCAAGACCAGCAGAAGTATTACGAGGTAGTTTGTCAACAAAGCGTTTTCCGGGAATACCATTGACAGCATCATCAACTGACAACAAAGTAATAGATTTCAAATTGATCTGACTCGCAAGATCATTCTCAACTGCATCAGCACATTGTTTCATAATTTCGGGATCTCGAATCGACTTGTTCTTCCCACGCTTAGCAGCGGCATGAATCATAGGATGTTTATACACCCCTTCATGGAAACCGCCTCGCATCTTTGGAGCACCATATTCAGGAATTTCTCCTAAGTGATCTACTAAATCCTGATAAATCAAAGATCTCGTAGTTTCACTCTTGAAGTGCTTCCGTGGTGCTGAAATCGATCCAATAGGAACTAAATTTGTATCCAAAGAATAATGTCTCAGCGGGCTAGATTCATGTAAAGGAATAGAAACAAACTCACAAGAGGGGGCAAAATGCATCCCAGTATCAGAAAAATCCTCGGGAAGAGAATCAATAACAGCAGTACTAAGCATCTTAACACCATGCTTACAGCTATCAAAATCTCCATGTGTACTAACAACAATTCCATAAATGTAATTGCCATCAGGCCGAGTACAAACTGCCGGGGAGCCACAAGTACCAATAGAAGTTCGTCCCTCAGAAGTGAGAATACGGACATCAGTATGATACTCAGTCTCCCCAACAAAATATTGATCTTTTACCGGAACAAATCTCATAATGGAAGCAATTTCTCGTTGCTTCGTAACCATGAGACCCCTTCCTGTCGGATAATAATTCTTGATAAATTTACGGATATCTCGAGTGGGACGGAATGCTTCATGTCGTATGTAAACAAGATCACCATCACGACGCAAAATGTTTTCTTTAGTAAGAATACACTCATAACGCTCCTTGACAGGCGAATCTTGATCACCACGATGAACAGTTATCCTCCAAGAGGTTTCACTCTCAGGAAATGCGTGTCCAACCGTAACGAAAACTTTACCATACAAACCCAACATCATATTTCGTTGTTTTCCTGTGCTTATTGTATACACACAGCGATTCAACAAAACACTTGCTAAATTATCAGAAGTTATATTGCGACAAGGTCCAATAAGACTATTTTCACAGTCCACTTTTCTTGCCCAAACATTCTTCTTTACGGTTTCATCTTCGTCCTTGGCAACACTCGAGGGTTCCATAGTCTCTCCAATACTATCAGAAATTTGAATATAATAGAGAGCTCCCAATCCCACAAATAATGCAAGAACAGCTGCACACTTTTTAAAAACTTTCGTATTTTCACATGAAGTGTACCATGCTGCAATGGCGTCTT